GAAGAACCCTATATGCTTTTTATTCCTTGATGATCCAAACTCATTTTCAATATCTTGTGGAGTGTTACCCTTTATTTCAAAACCTAAGTTTCCATCAAATCTTTTGATAGTTCCCTTCCAGCTCTTTTTCATTCTACTAGTTCTCTCAGGTGTATCCTCTTCTATAGCTGCTTGAACTATATCACTACAAGCTCTTAAAGCTCTTCTTTTTTTCTTGTCAGATATATTCATATCATCTAAATCCTCAAAGATATTATCAAATCCTATTATCTCAATTCCCATTACTAATCACCTGTAGTTTTGCTTCAATCTTAAGTTCCTTATTTAAATACTTAATGTTATCAGGCGGCTTAATAATTTCATATCTTTGTCCTCTGAAAAGTATAAAACATGTACTATCTATATTTTTAAAGAACCTAGTATAAAAGATAGTTGTCTTTTCTGATACTATTTGTTTTGAATCATCATTTTCTTTATTGTATCTATCATTAACACTAGCATAAGCTTTCTGAAAAGTTACATAGGTCTTATCCTCAGTAGGAAATCCTGAATCATCATATACAGTTTGATATCTTTGAAATTCTATTCTATGTCTCATAGCTCCAGTGTTCATTAATCATCACCTCTTAATCTAAGTTGCATAAGTAATGATTTAATCGTGTGACTAACTTTATCGCTTGTATCACTTGTTTTATTTCCCATTGTTTTAGTATATTCTCTATTTTCATACCAATCTGATATAAGAACTAGTCCCAGTAATTTAGCCTTTTTAAGACTATTTTCTCCCATTGTAGATACATCTCTTGCTCCATCTGATATATATAATTCAGCATTTTGTATTAATAGTTCTAAATAGAGATCTTCTTCTGTATAATCTAGCTCTAACCTAAGATATGGTTTTACTTCTTCTAAGCTTAGTAACAAAATATCCCCTCCTTAAAGGAAATGAGGGAATCCCCCTCATTAATTAAGCTTCTACCGAAACTTCCCCTTTAATTACTGCTTCAGCATCTATAGTCTTTATATCAAGTCTTTCTCTTACTTTTACTCCTGTTAAATCTTTTCCCCATAAGTCCCCTGCCTCTGTAGAAAATTCAATGGCTAAAGATTCTCTATCGAATATAGTAATTGCTTCTTTAAAGTCTCCAATATAAAATGGATGCTTGTATCCTGTTGGCGCTTCACTTGGTCCAACTACTGTAGATTTGAGTATCTTCTTTGATACAACCACTATAGGATATAATCCAAATAGTAATTTCTCAGTTTTATTTATTGGATTAGGCTGAATAACATACTTTCCTTCTTCATCTTTAAGTTTATCTAACCAGTTAAACCCATTTTGATTAGTTAACACTTTCGCTGTTAATGCTATAGCTGGATCTAAATCAACGTTGAAAATATCTTTAAAATCATCTAACCCTACTAAAGTTTTAACTTTTTCAATTGCTCCAAAACTGGTATTTAGCTGATTTAATATTAAGAAGTTTCTTGTAGTTCTGGACTTCTTAGCAATCCACTTTCTTAAATAACCCATTATATTTTCAGCTGAATCTTGAAGTAATTCTCTAGTTACTTTTAATATTCCACCCTTTTTCTTTACCTTATAGTCTACATTTACAAACTTTGGAGTTGATACTTCTGGGAATTCTTCCTCTTCATCAACATTATCAAAAGGAACTTCATCTGCATTTTGTTCAATTACCCTTGAACCACTAAGTGTTGCTACTGGTTCAACATTTACTAAGTTTTCTAAAGCATCTTGACTTCTTCTTAACTCCTTTATCTGTGTTCTAATATCCTTTGGTACTGTTAAACCGCCCTCTGAAACTCCATTTGTAGGATCGCTTTCATTCATGGAATTTACTATTTCTATATCTTTATCATTTGCAGCTTTCTTTAAAACCGCAGCTTTAAAAACATTAACGAATGCATTTAATACATTAGGTTTCTTATTATTTAATACCTTTGCTTTATCTTCTATTACCTGTTCTTCTACTTCTTCCTCTTCGTCATCATAAAGATCCTTCATAACATCAAATTTTTCTTGTAATCTAACAGCTTCATCTCTTATTTTCTTAGCCTCTTCAATCTTATTTTCTGTAATAAGCCTTCTAGCTTCCTCTTTCTTATTGTTTATTGAGTTTAGTAATTCTCTTAATTCTTTTGGCATTCTTTCTTCCTCCTAAATTTTGATTAAAATAAAAAAGAACTAGATTAAATCTAATTCCATTAATAACTTAGCTTTTTCTTCTTCATTTTTTTCTTGATGTTGTTTATCCTTTAGATTTGCTATATCTAGCATGTGTTTAACGGCTTCATTCGCATTATTTTGTATAGAAATTCTGTTATAAGCAAAATTAACCACTGTTTCATTAGAATCTTGATATAATACACCATCTGCAAACTTTTCTTTAACTGCAACATTGGAACTCATCCATGTTTCATCATCCATTAAAGATGATATTTCCTCTCTTGATTTCTTAGTTTTATTTACATATGCATTGATTATTGTATCTTTTACAACATCTAAAACCTCTGCTGTTTTTCTCATGGCTCTCGCATCTCCACTAACGCCTGTTAGCGGATTATGAATCATCATAACCGAAACTGGTGACATTAAAATTTCATCCCCTGCCATAGCTATTACTGAAGCTGCTGACATAGCTTTACCATCAATCTTTACAGTTACTCTTCCTGTATGCTCTTTTAAGGAATTATATATACCTGCAGCCGCAAATACATCGCCCCCATAGCTATCAATCCAAACAACTATATCTTTCCCTTTATACTCCGCTAATTCATTTTTAAATGCATTAGGCCAGGTACCATTTATTTCGAGCCACTCATATATCCATGAATCATCATCACTTACTATATCTCCTTCAACTCGTAACTCTATAATCTCTTCTTTACTATCTGAAGCTTTATTTTTAATAAAATTCCAAAACTTAGCCATTATTACCACCCCCTTTCCCGTATTGCTTTCCTACATCAGTAATGGGAATATAGTTACCATTCATAACAAGTTTATCTCCACCTTCTTTAGCAGGTTTATCTACATATTCCCTCGCCTCGTTAGGAGTGTATATTCCATTATTAACAGCCTTTGTAAGTGTCTCCATTTGCGTTTTACTATCAGTTCTCAATATTACTTTTTCATTGAACTTATAATAGCAATTATCTTCTATTTCTTTTTCATCTTGTAGTTTATAACTCATTTCTTCCTCATAATGCTTTAATATAAATAATTCAGTATCTACTATAAAACTTAACTGCTGCATTTCAGAGTTTGAGTAACTTGATTTATCATAATTATTAATTTGATTAGGCTTTATTCCCATAGCTCCAGCAATTTGTAGAGCTGAATATTTCTTAATCTCATAGAATTGACTATCTGTTAGTTTTATATTTAATGGTGTTAATTTCATACCTAGTGGTATAGGAATAATCTTGCCTGCATTATCAGATCCATTTGCGAATTCTTCTAGACCTTCTAAAAGTATTTTTTCATTATTTTTATCTAAATCTCCAGTATACTCTAGGGTTGCTTTTGCTGTAAGTCCACTTTTATAGAGATTATTTATAAAGTTTTGGCTTTCAAGATTTCCTTCAAGAGTATGCTTTAAAATTACTCTTACTGGTTGTCCTAATATCCCATCAAAAGTAAATGATGTTTTAAAGTGCATTACATCATCACAATTAAAAAGCCTCTGCTCTCCTGTATACTTATCCGTATATAAATACCAAATCCTATTCTCTTCTCCAAAACAGCCCCTATCATCCATGATTACTTGTACATTATCACTTGGCATAATCCACAAATCTTTTATTATCATTCTTGCATATTTTGTATTCTTCTCTTTTACTCTTCTTATATAGACATATGCATTCCCATGATGATTTCTATTATTTTCTACTGCTGCCCAAAATATAGATGGCGTTAAATAGGGATTAGGCCTATTTTTCAATAAGTGATATGCTTTATTAGGCTTGGCTTTAACTACTCCTTTATCAGTTTCTTGATAATATTTAATAGGCATCTTCCCTAATGTTTCTGCTAACATCTTTAAACAAGTAAAATAAGTTACTTCACTTACTAAATTCTTTGAAGTACCAGCAATTCCTAACCATTCAAGGAGCCTTTCATTTTGCATATCTACTTCTTCAGTATTTACAAAGGTATTCTTAAAAGGTCTCTTCACAGCATCTAAGAACCTTCTCCATCCACTAATAAATTTATTCAAATTTCATCACCTCCTTTTAGCCCATCCCATCATCTTCAAGTACTTATTGACACTTTCATTAATATCTACCTCTTCTTTCTTTTCACCCATCATTATCTTCCAGCAATCTATTATTGCATCCACTGGATCTATACGCTTCGTATTTGAATGTTTATCTATTTTACATTCTCCGAAACTATTAAATACTAATTTTGCATTTGTTACGCTCCATGTCAAAAGCCCATTTATCTTGTTATAAATAATATGTTTAGCTTTAACTGTAAGTTTAAAGTCTTCTGTAGCACTGCTTAAACTTCTAGCTGATTGAACTATCTCTATTAGATCACAACCGAATGACTCTAAATCACTTAAAAATGTAGATGCATTGTGTGGATCATACGCTATGAACTTATATTTTAGATTGTATTGCTCTTTTAATTTCTGCAAATATCCAATTATATACTTATAATCGGTCTTAATACCTGCCATACTTTCAGTTAAAACAATGAGCCCTTGTCTTTTCCATATGTCATAAGGAGCCTTATCCGTCTTTATATGTTCAGCTAGCCTTGCTTTTGGCATAAAACTTTGAGTGTGAACAAAAAACTTCTCTTCTGGCAACTTAAATATTAAAGCAAGTGAAGTCAAATCCCCTCCACTAGATAAATCAAGCCCAACACCGCACTCTCTACCTTCCATATCTACTAAATCAGTATCAGAAGCACATTCTTTCCATTGTTCATTATCTATATAATCATCATCATCCATTTGAACCCAAATATTTAGGTCCTTTGTCATGAAATTTCTTAATTCCTCACCTTGCATTTCTCTCGCTTTAACTGCATCAGCTCTTAAACTATTTAAAGTCTCTTCTGTCCATAATGGATTAGCTTTAGGCCAATTCTTTTCATCCCATATATCATCTTTTTTATCTAATTGACATATGAAAACAAATTGAGTTTCATCTTTTACAACACCCTTAAGAACATTAACACAATAATCATATAGCTCTTTACATGGACTATTAATATCAAATCCAGCTGTTGTAATTACGCTTATCATACACTGTTTAAGTTTTTTAGTACCATCACTAAGAAGCTTATACATTTGGTTTGTTTTATGCTTATGGTATTCATCTACAGAACCAAAATAAGGCCTAAAGCCGTCAATACTATCTGTATCCCGTCCTAAAGCCTTAATTACTCCGTTTGTAAGATTACATTCTATTTCTGACTTATAATCTTTTATAGTAAATAATCCTTTTCTAGTTTTTGTGCCACTAAGTTCTTCATCTGAATTTATGAATTTATAACATTCTTTTACAACTATTTTAGCTTGAGCTTCTTTAGTAGCTGTTGCATATATTTGAGGATAATTATATCCATCAAAATTTCCATAATATAAAGCTGGAACTGCATTACCTAAGGACTTTCCATTTTGTCTTGCAACTTGCTCATACGATGTTCTAAATCTCCTATAGCCAGTATCTTTATGTATCCATCCACCCCATGAACCAAATATAAAACATTGAAATGGATATAATTCCAATGGTACAGGTTCCTCACCTTCAGCAAGTATTAAAGTCTCTGCAAAATCTATTATTTCCTCATACGCTTTTTCTTCATCCCATATATAGGGAAATTCCTCTGTGCCCTGTCTTTCTAAATCATTTAAATGCCTTTTACATGCTAATATTTCTAGTTCTCCGGCAACTTTTCTACCGCTAACTACGTCATTAACATAATCAGATATTCTACTATCCACTTCTGCCCTTCTTATACTTATCCCATTTGCTTGGTGGAGCATCATTCTCTTTATTATTTTTAGGCACATTCTTTATCTTTGCCAATGGATTTAAGAAAAGCCTATCTTCCATTTTTATAAGCATATCCATTTTTTTATTTATTGCATTTTCAAGCTGCAAGTCTGTATACATTGATAAAATTCTTTCTAATGCTTCTTGAAATTCTTCAGGAAATACATTCTCGTATTTATCCCAATCGCAATTAACTGCATTTAATTTATTCCTGGTATTACATAATTTTAGATACTCACTATGAGTCATACAATATCTTGCTAAAAGTCCAACATCACCAGAAGAAACAAAATCAATATCTTTATAAATTTTAATAATTTCTCTCCATTTTTTATATGCTATTGCATCATTTTTTATATAAGTTGGACACGTTAATTTCTTATCTCCAACTTTAATTTCATTGTTTTTTCTTTGCTCTATTTCGGCTTTGGTCAAGTGTTTCTTGCCATTTGCCGTTAGAATATCTATAGGTTGAGCATTTCTACCCATGACCTCACCTCCTTAAAAATCTTATAAAGGGAGTTTTTGCGTGAAAACAGACCTTACGCACTTCCCAATGAAGTGCTCTAAAACTTTTTTATACCCCCCTGGGTGTTTCAATTAATATTTTGAATAATTTTTCCTGCATTTGTTGCTTACTAAGCTTACTTATCTTATATGCTTTATGCACCTTTTGATGGCAGCTCTCGCACAATGTTATTAGGTTGTCTTTATTAAATGCTTTAGTTATATCATCCTTAAGCTCTATGATGTGATGAATTGTATCGTAGTATCCTATCTTCTTTTCACTTGCACATAATAGACATAAACCATTGTCTCTATTCTTAATAATTATGACCATCATCTTCCATGTCTTTGAATTATATATAGCTTGTATATCTCTGTCCTGTCTTGCCATTTTATACTCTCTATTCCTTTGTGCCTCACGCTCCACTTGTTTAGCTTCACATTCTTCGCACCTCTTCTGAGTATAAGGTATTAGCTTTCCACATCTACATATTTTTAGATTAGCCATTAATTCCCTTCATTCTTCTCTTTAACTCATTCATTCTTTTAGTTACCTCTTCTTTTAACTTATTAAACTCATTAACATCTTTGGTTGCTCTCTGCTTAGCCTGTAATCTTCTTATTTCTTTATCAGTATAGAAACAGGTATATTTCTTTTTACAATGAGGACATTTATAATACACCTCTATAATATCCTTCTTAACCTTGGCTTCTTGGAACTTAATCTGAGTATCAGTAAATATTCTATTACATGTACTACATATTCCTTTCATATTGATTACCTCCCCTTAAATCTTTTTATTGGGTCTAAATTAAAAGCTTAATCATATATTATTAAGAAAAGAATAATAGGAGGACCTGGCATGTTAGGGAATATATTTATTTTCCTATCTCAAATTGTTAAAGGTGAATTACGTATTGAAATAATCATTTTCAAGATAGATATTCACTACAATTAGAGAAGATTTCAAATCTGGGACTGTATTTAAACATTAAATATTGTCCCTAGCATGTCAAATTTAAAAACAAATAAAATGTTTAAATTGCTTGTTTTTAAATTTCTTACTTATTCTTTAATCTAAATTAGTAAAGGCACTCATTTAATGGGTGCCTTTCTGCAGTAAGCACGTTGTAAATCCCTTGATCTTTATCTTATATTCTGTATCACTTTTCAATAATTTGTTATTATTAACTCTTTATACTTCTTCCTTGCTTTACTCTCTTTAGATATTGAATAAGGTACCTCAACCTCTTCTATGTTAAATTCTTTATACATTTCCCTAATTACTTCATGATCATTTATTGTCATAAGAAACCTGCCTTTTATATTCCCGAGCTTATTTCTTAATAATATGTGCTCCTTTTCTCCAAATGTATTACCATATCCAGCAGTCTCTAAATATGGAGGATCTGCAAAGAAGAAAGAATATTCTCTATCATACTTGTCTATTATTTTTTCAAAGGATAGGTTTTCTACATATGTATTTCTTAATCTAACTTTAAGATCATCTAATACACCTTTATAAAATATTTGTGGACTTGGTCTTGTATTAGTTCCATATCCATAGTCCTTACCCTTGCCTGCAAAACTTTGACTTATTAAATATAAAAACCTCACAGCTCTATTTATCTCTGTGAGGTTCTCTATACTATAGTTTTTATATTCACTAAATATGTCTCTTCCGGAAAACTCATATTCTAACATTCTTTCTATCTCTGGGGCATGATACTTTATCATTTTAAATAAATTTATAAGTTCTTTGTCTATATCATTTATAACTTCGACTTTAGAAACTTCTTTTCCAAAATACACCCACCCAGCTCCAAAGAACAATTCTATATAACATGTATGTTCAGGAATCTTTTGTATAATTGTTTTTCTTAATTTTGATTTTCCTCCCATCCTTGGTATTGGAGGTTTTAACATTGTCATTAATAACACTTCCTTTTTATTTTGATATTGGGTTAATAATACACACCGCCCGTAACACCAAATAAAAAAGTAGCCTACTTTCTATAAATACTACATTTACATTTACTATAATTTGTACATATAAAAAAAGAGCCCATTAAAAGCTCTTTTAGTATCTTTCATTAATAAAAATTATTATATATTCTTTATTTTAAACTTCATATCCTATTTTTTTTAATACTTCATTTGTTTTAAGTTTTATTGTAGCTATCTTCTTAAATTCCTTTTTATCAAACTCTTTTAAATCATCATACCTCAATAGCAAATAAAACAATTCGTATAAATCAATTACCGATTCAACCAGATCTTCATTTGGATATTTTATTAATTCATATTTAATCTTTTCATAGCTATCAAGCTTTATTCCTTGTTTTATTCCTCCATAACCATATTGAACTCCATGTCCTCTTTTAATATATTCATATAAAGATGTTCTTTCTATACATAAATTATTATCAATTATCTCTTCTTTTAAAAACTTTGTTATAATTCTTATTACCATTTCTTTGTCTTCATTTTTTTTATTATTATACTCTTCTTCTTGTTTTTTTAATTGTTTTTCTACACCTTCCAAACTCTTTTTACCACCGTAAACAGCTCCAAAATATGTTCCTAATACACCTATAGAAGAAGCTATAAATGTAGTAAAAGAACTTGTAAATAATTCAAAAATTTCACTTGTGTTTTCAGGAAATTCTTTAGGTATATACTTCACCATTAATTTTCCAACTGTTGCAATAGATATCACTGCCCAGCCCAAAAAAATCATAAATATAACTATTTTACCTATATCATCAATTATCTGTTTTAAAGTAAAAAGAAGATAGAATATAGCTCCAATAACTATTTCTATATTAAAAAGAGTCCACCAAGTCAACTTATTAGTGTCAAGTATTATTAATATAATAGTTACTACAAAAGTTATTCCCCATACAATTGTTACTTTCGTAAAGTCTATTTTCTCTAAAAAAAGCCTTAAATTCTTTTTCTTAAACTTATCTTTAATCTTGTTAATAATACTTTTAATTTTATTGATAGAATTGTTTTT